AATATCCGCAGACGTACCTGACGAAACGTCTAAACTAAAAAAAGCAATACTCATTGCATTGTTAGCAGAATTTCTAAAAAGAAGCAGTTGTGTCATCGCACTGCCGCCAAGTGTAGCCGAAATTTCATAAGCACCCATGCCACCTGCTTGATTAACAAAAACACCAACGACCACCTTACGACCAGCCGATGCCGTCCCAATATTTTGACTGGAAAATGTGGCGGGGTTTTCAGAAAGATTATCTCTCACAGCACCAGAAATCCAAGTCGAAGTAACGGGAGTAACTTTATTATAAGATGAGTACATTGGCATTAACATTATTGCAGAGCCACCACGTTAAGGTGTTTAAACGAGCCAACCACAGTGCTGTACATCATAAAGTCATGTCCGTTCGTTGTCGTTAAATCATCGCCAGTGACTTTTGTATAGCCAGAAGTGGTCAGCGTTCCGGCAGAGGCGTTGTTGGTGTACTGAACTACGATAGTACTCAGTTGAGCTTGCGGTGCGAGAGTATGTGCGCCACCATTGATCCCAGATTGTATGTTCCCGTTTACCGCTGACAATGTTTCAGTGCCACTTGCATTTGTTCCAAGATCATAAGCAGTCTGTTGAAACGCACCAAAGCCCGTACCAATTCTAATCCCGCCTGTGCCTGTGCCATTTAGGGTGAGATTGGTATTGGCTGTAATCGTTGTTATTGTGTCAGTTTTTAATGCAGACATTTGTTAATCCTTTACGGTGCAGTCGGCCAAACAATATCATCAGGATCAGCCTGACTAGCTGGAAGATTTCTTAATGCAGTTCGATACGCAGTCCAAGCATCTGAAATAGCGGGACTGTCAGGCATAGCCATCCAATCTGATTGAGCCATCAACGTGTCACGCTGTGCTCTAATCGCGGCCCATTTATCAGCCAGAATATCAGCGGCTAGTTGGTCTGTGTCTTTAGATGGCGTGTCACCACTCACATTCCAGTAAGCTAATTGATTGTCTAAATCTTGGACAACCTTGCCACCATACGTGGCGACATGAGCATCAGCATCTGCTTTACTATCGAAGTCTTGGTACTTAGTAATAGCTCCATTGCTGTGGGAGACTACGGCTGTAAATTCTCTCATCTTAATCTCCTCACTACGGTTTGGTAGGCCAAGTTATTTCGTTTAACACTGTTGTTTTATCAAGCGTACTGGGCAGATCACGTAGAGCCTTTCTATAAGCTGTCTCAGCAGAACTCATTGTGCGGTCTGATGTGGCCCACCAATCTGTCTCAGCTATTAACTCATCCCGCATTGCTCTTAAATCTCGAAAAGCTACCAGAGCTTTGGCGTCTGCCATCTTGCCATTTACAGCCGCCCAATTGGTTAACGCATCGCCTTCCCAGACTACATTTGCAGCAAACGATTCTGCATCTGTGCAATCCTCTTTGACAGAAAAACGCCAGACCTCGCCATCTTGTAATGAAAGAATTGCTTCGGTTGTGTCCAGAATAGTCATGCTCCAATCTCCATAAGAGTTAATGAGGTGACGCCCTGAATTGACTCCTTATTGTTGTAATTATAACCACCGCCGTTTTTAATAAAAGTTAGATTTGATGACGCTGTCCCGTTGTGATGGTGGGCAAAGTTAAAAACCTTGTATGTCAATTCTGCAGTTGAACTAGGGCTATCAAGGAAGTGAAAGCTCCACGAAGCAGTCTTCGAATAATTTTGCGCATTCATTAAACTGTGCGCTTCACCAACGCCTGTATTCCATGACGAGTTGTCAGCACTTCCAATTACAGTACTTCCTCGTTTTAATATGCTCCCCAACATTTGATAATTCGAGGCAGTCGTGGAGCCGCTCGATTGCCCAAACATTAAAACTTTTGAGCTAGTAGCCGCACATGTGATGGCAGCACTAATAATTTCAACAGGAGCATCGATGGTCGTGTTACTGTGACTAGCATAATCATCGTCAAAAGCAGTGACCACCTGCAAGATTTTTCCACCGCCAGCGTCTGCAAATGATAAAACACCAGAGCCATTTGTGACTATTGCCTGATTAGCCGATCCATCAGCCGCTGGATAGGTCAAGCCATCTATAGTTACAACCCCGCTACCCTCTGGAAGGAGAGCTAAGTTGCCACTTAAAGCTGTTACTGCATCTGTTACAATTGTGGACAATTTCTATCTCCTACATATATACTACTGATATTTTTCCAAGGTCAAAAGTACCACCGCTGACTTTGACTTGAGTAAGCTCGGAAGATAAACTTTTAGTGCCGCCGCCACTAGTAGAGCCGTGGCTACCGTTATCTGATCCACCCGACACTGACTCAACCCACGTAAAATTATCAGCATCTTGAAGTGTACAAATCATTGAGCCAGATGCTGCGTTCGCTCCCTGACCTTGGCTGTACATTAAAAAACTATCAGTAACATGAACATCAGTGGAGATGTGCATGGCACTAGAAATATACCCGCTGGTTTCAATTCCACCCGCATCACCAATTTGCACTTTTATGTTTGCGGAACCTGAAAAACTAACAGTAGTAAACGTAACAATAATCATTTTTACGCCAGCGGGGATTGAACCAAACGTGACGGAAGTGCCTGAAGTTGTTGCTTGTACGGCAGACTGTGTAAACCCAGCACTAGGAGCATCTGTGAAGCTGAGAACTCCGCTTCCGTTAGATTTGAGTAGCTGATTTGCACTGCCGTCTGCATGGGGCCAAGTCAAACCATCAAGAACTAGCTTGCCAGAACCTGTTGGGATGACAGCTATGTTACCGTTTGTGGACTTCTCATTTAATGTATCAACTTTAATCGTACTCATTATATCACCACAAAAGTTGCGCCACTGGAGATGGTAAGCGTCACCCCAGAAGCTATTGATAATGGACCAGTTGCTGAACCGTTGTCTGTTGCAGCCATTGTCTGTGAAGTATTTAGAGTAGCCTCGTTAACCCGGATGATGTCACCGCTTGTTCCAACACTTTCACCAGATGCACCTTCTCCAAGGAAGCTGCCACCGCCGCCACCGCCCGGTTTAGTTCCAGCCAAACACCAACCTGTCTGACGATAAGTGCCGCTACCATATTCTACAAACTCAAGCTCGTCACCAGCTTCAGTTGTAAAGTTCTCTGCACCAGCTAGGATTAAATTACTTGCGTGATGTGTAAGCTGACAAGCTCCATCAAAGTGAAGTTTGATAAGCGTACCTGCTCCACCAGTAGTGTTGATGCTTGTGATGGTTGTAGTGCCTGTAACATCAAAGTAGTTGCCGTCTGTGCCGACTGCCAACGCTCCGTTGCTAGCTACATCAGCACCTTTAGACCACTGCACCTGATGTCCGTTTGCATCGAGGTCACCGCCTAACTGAGGAGATGTGTCTTCTACTATGCTATTAATGGACCCGTTATTACCTGAGAAGGCAATGACTACGCCTATTAAATCGCCATCTGTAAGTGTGCCGTAAGTTGCTACATGGGTTACGGCTACTTTAGAATAAGTTGATGCACTAGTAACCGCACCAGACACTTGGAAGACTACGCCAGCACCACCTGTGCCGCCCTCTGATATATAGATTGTGGCAGAGTTTGTTGCCGTTGGATCATCAAGGCTATCAATAAAACTATTTATGCTAACGCCGTTTCTTTCCACATCATCAAAGTAAAGAACTGTTGCAGAACTAAGAGTTGCGTTATTAGCAAAGACCTTTCCTACACCTTGGTCCGTATCCGTTGTTGCGGTTTCCCAAGTCATCTGGATACCAGCCGCCGTAAGGTTGCTATCCACGTATGCTTTGATGGACTGTTGAGTTGCAAGTTGAGTTGCGCTGTTAGTCCCCATCGCATCCTCGTCGAGGATACCTGTAACCGTAGAACCTGTGGCTAGGGCGAGAGAGGTTGCAGCGGTGATAGTAGAGAACGCGCCAGTTCCAGCGGTAGATGCACCAATGTTTGTGGCGTCAATTGTACCGCCGTTAATGTCTATTGTAGTGACTGTACCAAGATCAGGTGACGTGCCTGAGAATGTTGCACCCTCTGCTAGAACTTGAGCGTCTGCGTAAGTGATGTTACCAGTTGACGCACCCGTTGCCGTAGTCGTGCCAAACGCAAACTTATCTGCGCTTTCGTCCCACCCCATAAACGCATTGTTTCCAGTGGAGCCTCGCTCCATGACCAAACCAAGATCGTTAGCATTAGAACCTGCTCCTGAGTTTAATTCTATAAGAGGGTCTTTAATTTCTGTATTTGTGGCATCATTCGTAACTGTCGTGCCGTTAATCGTTAAGTTTCCTGTGACAACTAAATTTCCAGAGACATCGACGTTATCGGTAGTTTGGATAGCATCAACCCAAAGTTTTTTCCATCTAACGCTAGTTGTTCCTAGATCATCGGTGCTATCTGTATCAGATACTACATTTCCACCGTGAGTAGTTACGCCTACTAATTTAGATGTGCCCCCAACAAATAACTCTTTAGCAACTCCTACGCCTCCATCTGTATGGATAGACCCAGTGGTTGCCGAAGAAGAAACGGTTGTATCATCTACAGATACAACACCACTTGTTGTGACTGTTGTGAACGACCCAGCAGCAGCGGTGTTGGCTCCGATAATACCGTCGTAATTAGTAGACGTTAGCTTACCGTTAGCAGAATCAAACGTTAAGTTAGTGCCAGTTTTGGGTAGCTGTGATCCTGTAGCTGCAGTGACAAACAAAGGGAAACAACTAGTGTCTGAGCTTTCATCAGCGGTGAAAACATACCCGTCTGCCTCAGTTATACCAGCTGCAGTTAGCCGTAGCTCGATACGGTCTCCAGCAGAATAAGCTCTCGCAGTTGTGCTCTCTGCGCCGCGAACGACGGTTAACGCATCTGTAGACCGCGCAGTACACTTAACAATCTCTAGGTTATTAGAAGTGTCAATTAATGTAGCGTAAAAATAATCGCCACTAGATGGGTTAGGAAACAACGCCCCATCGTCAGTGGCTAATGTTATAGCTGTTGCTGAGTCGGAAATACCACTAGCGAGTGTGCTAAAGGCGTTGTTTGCAAATAACGCTTGTACCATGTTTTAACTCCTTAACACCATGCAGACTGCCGTACAGTAGGTGCAGCCCGCCCTGCGCCTATATTTACACGCGCCCTGCGCTCAGTCACTTTAAATACAAACTGTTTCGCATGGTACGCAGCTAATTCCTTATCACTCCATGTTCGCTCTGGAAGCGTTAGTAACTGCTGTAAAGCGCCGTGCATAATGGCGTCCTCTACATCGTCCATTACCGCCTCATTCATCCCTGTAGACGCCCTACTAGGCCGTTGAGATACAAACATATTAATCTTATCAGTGCTATTAATAGGCACTAATGCTACATGAAACGTGATGGGGCTAATCTGGAAAAAATACTGTGGGGTTGCTCGCTCAGCGGTGACCGCAGATGGATACTTAGGGTACAGGCTATGGAGTGTCTCGAGTGTAATTGGGCTAAGCTCATTACCATTAATGTTGGCTGTAATAACGCTATACACCTCAGCGCCTGACTCAGGAACAAATGCGTACTGATACGTGCCCGCCGTCATAGTGATAGCAGCTTGTTGATACCGCCAAGCATTAGTCCGTTCACACACATCAATAGCAGCATTACGAACATATGTTACAATAACAGGCTGAGGACAACCCGGCACACTGGGTGCAATCCTATTTACAAGGTCAGAAAATAATCGCGTCGCCATTATACTACCTCAATTTGAAGGGGCTGACCTGCGTTTTCTGTGTCTGTCACAGGTAATGATGCTGTAGTAGCACCAAGCTCAGACATAAATAAATCCATATACATCTTAGCTCGCCCATTCGTAACGTGTTCATTATCAATTGATTCTGCTAAGAATACTACAACATCTATTAAAGCAGGTACATAGGCATCTGGCAGCAGTGTAACAGTAGCGCCACCAGCGTATGTAGGTGGAACTTGTGAGTACTCTACAGTGAGGGTCTGGTTTGCGGGAGCCTTTGGGTATATAAAAAATTTATTTGGGTTACGCACATGGCGCATCCAATTGATAGCAGCTCCTGCGGTAGTATTTACCCATGTAGGGATAGTCTGGTCAAGAACCTCACGGTCCGCCTCAACTAGCCCTGTACCACCGACAATGGAATAGCACTCTATTATACGCAGTGAATCGCTAGGAGCAGATTGAATAACTGCGTTCTCAACACAGGCTACAGTACCAACATAAGAAAAGAGGTCCGGGCGTAGTAATTGTATCCGCTTTAGTCCTTGGTTACAAAGATCAAGAAGAAATACATCACTATACCGGTAAGCAACAGTTTCATCTTGGATGATCCGTCGCACCGCTGTAACTATGTCGTTTAGTATCATTTTATAGTACCGCCTGTAGCACTAACCTTAAGACCTGTACCTTTTTTAGGCTCAGTCTTACTAATAACAACTTCATCAGTAGATAGGTCAACTGTAGCCTTACGACCAACTTGCTTTGCTGGGATAAATTTCTCAGGGAACGCAATCTCTTCTGAAACTTCTTCTACAGCAGAATTCTTACATAAAGTATCATTGTAGTTATAGATCGTACCGTCAAGTTTGTGCCGAAGCCAACGACCCGGGTGCCCCATAATAGCCATGAGTATCTCCTAAAAGTGAGAGAAAGGGGGGCAACTTAGCCCCCCAATCAATTACGAACAATCAGCAATAACTGCCCATACTTTAATCTTAGCAAGATCAGTTACAGCACCTGATACACCAATAAGCATATCAATAGTGTCTGCAGCCGCAAGATAGTGACCAGTATTAGCTGAGATTAAAAGCGCACCGTTTGATTGAGTGGTTCCTGCTGCGTTAGCATTACCCCCATCAATAAACCCATCAACGTCACCACCGGTAAGACCGATGTCAAATGTTGATGCCGCACCTTCAGCGGTTATAGTAGTTGCACCAACCGCCATTATTAGCGTGTTAGCTGGTAGCGAGAGTACTTGGAGAGAGTCACCAGCAGCAAGCGCTGTGGCACCTGCTGTAACTCTATCGGCAGTAATCGTAGCAAAGTCTAGTACGACTTCAATGTATCCAACCCTGTTAATACCTTTAGCAGGGTGTGCTGCAGAGCCTTTATTAAAGCCATGCGTGTCTGTATAAGCAGCCATGATATATTCTCCTTCCGCTTATGCGATTGTGATGATGCCAGCAGTGATAGCTTCAGGCTTAACAACCTTAAAACCATACACTTGCAGACCACGGATGATATCCCCGAAGGTAGTTTCGGAACGCAGAGTTTCCATGTTGGTCATCTGCGAAGCGAAGGTCAGTCCCTTCTTATGTCCGGAGAAGATGGTGAACTCACCACTGGCTCCAGTTTGGGATAGAGGCAGGTTGTGCGACACATAAATCATGAAGCGATCAATCATACCAAGGCGGCCATTACGTAGCGGGGTAGAACCGTCGCCAGTAATAGAAGCGTCTTTTAGGTCAGACTGTTTAATTAACCCAGCCATTTTAGCAGGGATAACCATCCAACGATCTGACTCAGGAACGTTTGCTTCATCAAGAACCGTACCGTGGTTAATGATTTCAGTTAGAACATTCGATGTTGTCAAAGCGTTAGCAGTGCCTGTAACACCCAAGTCAATAGCAAGAGACTGCTCACCAGCGGTGAGACCCTTGTTAGCGGCAGGGACATCAGTAGCAATGTTGCCAAGAACATCAGTATCAATGGTGATCTTCATACGCTCAGAAGCGTCCTTAGACCAAGTGTCCATCATAGCGATGTCGGACTGAACCTGATCTACATCATCTTCAACACAGGCAAAGTACTTACCTTTGTCGATAAGAAGCTGCAGCTTAGGCTTATCAGGGTTTTCGACGGCGAGAGTCTGACCCTTGACATAGTCACGGATCGTCAGCTCAGGGGTCGTACGGATATTAACCGTGTCACCATGAGATTTAATATCACCCTCGTAGTCAGTGTTGGCGATAGCCGACAACACAGTAGCGTCGTAAAAGTTTTCAATGAGTTTTCCGCTCCAGATTTCTGGAATGAAATTCCCGGTGTAAGCCGGATGACCCGGTGATGTTGCGTATGCCATGATTGGCTCCTTTATTAACTACGCGTGGATTATACGACCATCGCTTTGCGCTGCGAAAATATCGCGTTCAATTCCGTCCCGCTCCTCTTCGTTACCCTCGAACCCACCCGTCCGAACCTTCTCGAAAAAATCCGTGATGTCCTGCGGCGTGTAGGTTTTAATTTCACTAGTTGTAGAAGCAGTACCACTGCGACCTTTACCCGGTGAAACTTGTTTCTCAAGTTCAGAAGCGGTCCGATTAGGTTGAGCTACTACGGCACCAGTTGCCGATTGCCAAGAGTCAAAGAAACTAGCTACCCGTTTCATGTCCAGATTGCGCTGGGCATCATCGAGATATGTTTGACGAGTTAATCCAGAAAGGGGGTCGGTCTCTAACAACCAAGTTTGAAAGTCCTTGGAGTCATTAATCGCCTGCCAATTTGGTACGCTGCTTGTCAGATCAGCCCAGAAGGTTTGCTCAGCACTATGCGCTTGCTGGCTAGCAAGTTGCTCAACACGAGGCATAACTGTGCCTTGTAGCTGGTCAATTTTAGCCTGCATGTCAGACAGTTGTTGCTGGTACTGACCAGTAATTTCCTGACTAACCTTACGCATAATGTCAATAGACTCCCCGTATTCCTCTACTTCGTCCTCAGTAAGTGAACTGACTGGAGTAGGGGTGGGTTCAAGAGTAGGTGCGGGTGTAGCCTGCATAGTTGCAACGAGTTGCTCCATCTGCTGACCACGTTGCGTCAGCTCCTGCACTTGAGAATTTAAGCGAGGAACATCGGCGTTGTACATACCTTGAAGAGTCCTGTACTTCTGCTCGAAAGTTTCATCTTGGTCGTTAACGCCCTGCTCGGCTGGCGTTAACTCTGGGGCAGGTTCTTGGACACTGTCGGCGGGTGAAACTACTTGCACAACAGGCTCAACAACCGGCGTTTCACCATTCTCAGGCGACTCAGTGGTGTTGACATCGTTATACAAGGCTTGCACTGCCTCAGTCTGTTTACGAACTTGCTCTGGTACTGCCATCTTACGCTCCTATCGGTATGCGTTGGTTAATAAAGTAGCTATCCATTGGACTGTGCCACTTGTGGGGAATCGGCAAGAAGTTTACACAACTCACCTAAAACTTGGCATCGCCCGGAAGCGATACCCTGCTTATCTCTTGCCGTTACTGGCAAACGCTCGAGCTCAGCATGATACTGCTCATCGAGAAACTTTGCCACACGGGGTACATTTTGCGAAATATGCGCAAATGCTTTAATTGTATCAAGGTCAGGCTGTATCATACTAGCTTCGCTTCCTGACCACCTGCTGGGTTACCAGCTTGGTCTAGTACTTGGGGCTGCGGACCTGTGCGTCCACCATCGGGTGGAGTGATTGCAGCCTGAGCCTCACTCTGAGCAGCTCGTTTATTAAACGCAGCTTTCTCACGAGTCGGCACAACTTCATCTTCAGGCATCTGTAGACCTTTAGCAACTTCCCGAAGAATCGCTGCCCGTCCATCTGCCCCCATGATCTCCATATCAAATTCATTAGCAGTAGCCTGTAAGAACTCAACACGCCGAGAGTTAACAGTGTCCTTGACAGCTAGGTTAATAGCTCCACGAGGTATAATCTGAGCGTCGCCCTTAATACTTTCATCTTCATCATAGCGCATGTTGTACACGAACATGCGGTGCACAACAAGTTTTGTAACGTCTGCATCTATATGCATAACCACTTGCCGGATACTCTTACCAGCCGAACCCATAAGCATTGATAGGCCAGAGGCTGTGCGGCCCGCACCTTTCACGTTAAGATCACCTGATAGATAAGATGGTATGCCACTGTGATCATCAGCGAGTTTACTAAACTGCTGATACACTGACATCAATGAACCAGAATTATCATTAGGCTGGTTAAAACGGACAGCAGGGGCAGAGCCACCGAGCGGATCGTTAAGTACTTGCCATATCCGCCAAGGGTGCATTTGGGTAATATCCTCATTTGTAGGAATACGTTCCAAGTTAACTTCGACTTGGGGTCCAGAGGCGATACCCATGTTATTGACGAGAGAACGCGCAGAGGCGTTGCACACATTCTGCACATCTTCAATAATTTCTGGAATACCTTTACCCCAAAATGCACCGGGGCTTTTAATAAAGGAAGTAACTGCATAAGGTTTCTCCCCTAGGGGATCATAATTAAGGATAGCTTTGATAACATAGTTACCTACTAGCCATACGTTTGCATCATATTCTTTCGTAGGGTCTTCAACTTCTTCTTCAGTTAAACCCCACTCAAGCAGCATCTTACCACTAACTTTACCCCAGAACTCAAGGGCATCGTAAATTTCTGTGGGACGTTGCTCAGTGCTGTGCTTACGCTCTAGCTCATCTTTCTCTTGGTTAACGTCGCTGTTGATCCAGCTCTGCCCGTTACCAACATCTAGTAGTTCGCGTATAGCTTCGTCATCATAACCGGGCACCCCAATAAGTTCCGACAATGCCATTCGAGTAAGGGGGTGGTGTTCGAATATATACCCGTCGTTAACCTTGGATATGCCCGGCTCCGGGTAGAACCGGAATGGATCAACTCGCTCAAACTCAGGAGCAAGCTGTTCGTCTGCTACGGCAATAGTATTGCCTTCAGCATCTACATCCCATGATAACTTGCGCTGCCTGCGCACACACGGGCCTTTAAGAATAGCGGCTGGGAATGTAACAAGATCAGTAAGAAACTCATTAAACCCTTCAGAGAATCCACCCTCAGCAAACTGGTCAGCAATCTTACGCTTCATACCATCTGTGCGATTCTGAGCATCTTGCAATACGGAGAACCGTAGCTCCTGCGCAACAACTTCTTTAAGCTGCGCAACTTCAGCAGGAGTAGGAGCTTGCCCAAGCTGCTCAATTAATCCGGTAACCTTCTCCCCAAGAAGTTGATTTATAATCTCATCACGCGCATCTGGTAGATCAGGTATCGGGGTTGGCTTTATATCCCAAGGTGGTGTCCCAGTATCCATAAGGATGTCCCGCAACCAGCTTTCGGCTGCACGGCACTTTACCTCAGTTATCATCATATATATTTCCGAACCGCCTTGCTGCTGTATACTAGCAAGTTTAGTTGGCTCGTACTCACCATTGCGTTGGCGTAAAGCCTTAAGCATGGCCCGCTCAATAGGGTCTTTCGCTCGTTTAGCTGCGTCAAAAGAAGACCGTAGATACGCAGACAACCCTAGCATTAAGGGCTCAGCCTGACGATCTGCCATCTCTTTACGCGCGTCTTCCTCATCGCTAACAAGCGTAGCGTTATCAACAACTCGTAAAAAATTTAAACCTGCCATTTAATCTTTTTTCTTTTGAGTTTTTTTAAACATGGGGTGGGTGCGGCCCCCATCGGTTTTTATATTACGAGAGGCGTCCCGAACCCTGCCCCCTTGGTCCTTTAGCTGCTGGTCTGTAACACCCATGTTTCCAAAGCCGTACTTGTCTTTACCGCCACCAAACCATTTACGCTTAGAAAGAAGGCGGTCCATATTCTTCTTCTCTTTCTTATAAGCGTTTGAATATCTATCTTCACGGCCTGCCATGATTAACCTCTCATAATAGACTTTTGTTTATTACCGGGGGAATACATGGTATTGCCAGTGACCTTGCCACCATACATGTAAGAATTTCTTTTCTTACCAACCATGCCACCGCCCATAAAAGATTCTCTACCAGAAGACATACCCATCTTCTTCTTAGCTTTAGCGGCAGCTTGCATACCTTTTTTATCATATGAAAACATTTTACCATCTACATTTGGCATAGTAATTATCCTTCCAAAAATTAGTTGGAGCTTCAATCTAACTTGGCAGAACTTATTATGCAATAGAAAAAACCCCCACTGGCTAGGAGTCCAGTGGGGGGAAGTACACAACATGGGAGGTGGGTTATGTCGGACCCAATGGGACTATATGGTACCGTATGGGACAACGCAAGTGTAATGTTACGTCCAACCGACAGCACTATGCGATTTAATTTCTCTCCGCTGCGCAACGACTGAGCCGTCACTGATAGAAGAGATATGTAACATAAGATACTGCAACGCTTCAGCTACATGACTATGCTTGTTTTTCTCAATGGCACCCGTCTTTGGATGAAAGCGATATCCCCCCATCATTGCGGACTTAAGCGCAGTGCAGCTTGGGTCCAATAAGAACGCGCTATCCCCATCTGCATGGCGCATAAGATACTCGTCCACTGCGCTAAGCCGAGGTGTAACGTTATTAGTTTTTGCTGCAATAACTTTCATACCCTCAGCTTTAATAATATCAATGGCACTACGTTCATCCGTCTGTGCTCGCTGCACTCCAGCAGGGTCAACAACGACAATAACGTTTGCCCCGCTGAACCTCTCGAAGAGTAGCGGCTTAAGTACTGTCCGTACAAAACGTTGCACCCCCATATCAAAACTTACAGCCTCCGCGTATATGAGGGCTCGTCCCCTTGGATCACTCTGACCAATGACTGCCGCAGGTGTAAGCCCAAGGTCCATACCAATAACAACGGGACGAACACCATTAATAATAGGCTCCAGACGCTCAGTAGCCATATGATAGTCAGGACGAAAATACTTATACACAGGCTGACCTGCAGAGCTGAGTCCATACTCTCCATCAATGTATACCCTAACGTACTCTTCACTCCGACCTTGTGTGTCATAATATCCCTCCGGCAAGTTACTAACGTTCTCTGCCAAGAGCCCCCGCCCTGATGGCTGTTTAAATACTGCCCATCCGTTGTCATTAGGCGACACGCCGTCCTCAGCATTAAGCCCTTCCATCTGATAGTACCACCATGTGTCTTGGGTCGGCGGGTTAGTGTCCCCCCACATCCCATGCCATGTTGGGCCACCATCTTTCTTACTGGGGTAACGTCCAACGCGCTTGGACATAGCGTCAATAATGTCCGGGTGAATATCCCGACACTCGTTGAACCACGCAAATGTAAGCTCGAGTGAGTTAAGGTTCGCTACGTCATCCGCGTCATCAAGCGCCCGAAACATTATTTCGCACTCGATGTCTCCGACTTTGAAGAAGTAGGTTTTGGTTGTTCGCATGTATCGTCCGCAGACTCCGGGTGGGAACCAGTCGAGGAACGTTTTGATTGTGGTATCCATGAGCTGGCGCGCCGTCTCGCGGACAATAGCCGCCCTACTTTTCCGTATCCCTTGTTCATTCGGTGCTTGCTCCCCCGCCCTGCGAATAACCTCAAAGGTGCTGGTCACAGACTTGCCACTCCCAACCGGCCCCATAAGGACACGCATCTTGGAATTGTTTGCCATGAAAGCACCACACACTTTGGTAGGTGTATAGTTAATCTCGTATGCCATTAGTCACCCACGTATATTCTAATGCGCACAGCCATTGGTTTCTTTGTGCGCTTTGGATATGTAATGATCTTAGCAGAGTGCGACCACCCTCCGCGAGCTAATAGTGTTAGAATCAATCGCGCTCTCTTGAGGGAGTACAGCACCTCAACCATGCTCAATAACTTTGGCAACAGGTACCAAAGTAGTTACTGCTGATTCTTGGGAGGGGAGGTTAATCTGTATGGTAACACCACCACCCCCTGTGCCCTCAGCTATCGCGTCTTTCTGTGGTTCTAGGTTCCCCCACTTAACCGTAGACTTTATAAGATCAGCCTTTACCGCCGCGCTTACATCTGGTGCATGGATCAATGTCCAACTTGTTGTAAGTAGTTCTTCTGCCTGCGCCTTTGCCTTGAGCCGGAAGGTCATGCCCTTCTCTTTAACTTCCTCACGAAGATGCTCCACCTTCTTAAGGAACATACTATCTTGGTTGTAAGTAATGAGTTCGCTTTGGGTTATCGCATGACGCAACATAATATCTGGCATGGATTCACCTGACCCTTCAAGAGCAAGTGCGATGTCCATTGCAAGCCGGTCAGACCACGGATGATATTTCAACGGTAGATTATCCATGTGAGGTATTCTGTAATAAGTTGTCAGGGGTGTCAAGCTAAGTAGTTGTATATTAGATAAACGCTAACTATACACTAGGTATTTTTGGGTCTTGCTTTAAGCGGTTTACTTATATAGGGGTGCGGTCATGACACGCAGTCCATGTCCCCCCCGTCAACACCTATCGGCTCGTGCCTTAGCCTAAATAAATCAATGCTTTCAATAGCTTAGAAAACGGCGGAAACCTTGCCGACTTGATAAAATTTAGGGGGCATGCTTCAATTCAATTGTCGAAACGGCGAGCACATAACCGCTTCGGGGCTAATCTAGCAGAGACGAGACACATAAGAACCTCATGCAACTCGGATAGATTAACGTAGCCAAGTGTCCACAAAGGTGCCTCATAAAAAACTACCCACCGATCATTCGGTCGGTGGTAACCAACTAGGAGAATAATCACATGAGTGATTTCGTAAAAGGTTTTGTCAGTGCCGAACTGACTAGTGTGTCCGTCAACTTCGATGCAGACTATACCCCTAAATCGGGGAAGAATGCTGGCAAGCCACAGGGTCCGACGTTGTTTATCAACAAGGGCACTGCGACTAGGCAGCAGTTTCCAACAGCTAAGAAAGCTTTGGAGGCTGTTATCGAAAGCGGCGGTTTGCCAAAGGGGACCAAAGTCTACGCCAATGGCGAGAAGATGACGGTCCCGGCGGCGGCCAAGCTGGACCTTAACGGGTTTCAGTTCTTGAACACGCAGTACTCGCAGAAACCAAAATGGGGCGTCTCGTTTATGACAGACGCTTACGCCAAGGCTAAGAACGCGGCGTATAACTCAGCTACCCCAGCGAAAGCGAAGGCAGCACCTGCGAAGGCAACTAAGAACTTGCCTCTCTTCTAGTCTAACCCGAGGGGAGCTACGGCTCCCCTCACTTAGGAGACTAAATATGTTTAGTGGAAAATTTAAGATCAGACACCTTATCATGTACTCGGTGCTTGTAAGTGTATACTTCATTGCAGCGATGATGATCCTTATCATACTAGATGCGTACTACTACTAAGACTGGGGGGCTTCGGCTCCCCTTTTCTTTTTGTTTTTTATTATTAATAAAGCCCATATATCGGGAGGTCATAGCACGGCGTGTATATAAGCATATGTATATAGGTGCTAGCTTATATAGGTGCTGGCTTTATACAAGTAGTATGTAATGATATCAATGACTTACAGGTAATACATACCCCAGCTATATAAGTTGCTATATAGATTAGCCTAATATCAGGAGCTATAAACTTTACGTTTTAATTGTATAGTTTGTTGTATACCATACGTTACAGACCATAATACTAAGTTTAACTATCTACATTATATAGATTATCTAACTAAATGTTGTATACCACGCACCTTTTTTACTAAATTCATAACTTTATACATTTGGCGTAAGTTAGTAAGCATGAAAATGTGGGAGTGATTAGTTTCCCAGCTTATATAATCTATATAGTTGAATGTAAAGTTGTTCTACAACCCGCTGTTACTATGGCTTACAAGGTATATTTTTTTAACCCCCATAAAGTACTAACTTATATATTTTATACATGTATCTAGATAGTGCAATGTTAAGTAAGTAGGTAAAGTACCCCCGACTTGACAATTTTTGGCGAATCGACGATAGTTCGGGCCTCGACCAACCACAAAATTTTTAATCAACTAGGAGATATGTTATTATGTCAAGTAACTATACGCTACATCTTGTTCCAGAGAACGGCCCTACCTTAACAGCCCGTACTACTAACGAGTGGAGCCTAGGTTATGTGTTTAAAGTTCTATCATCTGACCTATTGTCGATGCGCCGTGGCTCAAGAATAACTATCGATGATGTTAATACTGCCGAGCAGTATCAGGGTCTTAACTTTACAATCACATTCAAAGACCAGACTGTTGAGGAGTATATAGATGCTGAAGCCGAGCATGATTATGGCTTTGAACAAGCCGCTAAACTACTAACAAGGGGGCAGTAAGATGAGCTTACGTAAAGTATACGAAGCTGTCGCTGCTCTTGAAGCAACCACTAAAACCCTAACTTGGCTCCCTATGAAGGGGGGTAAAGCCGAGGCTCGTTGCCGTGAGTACCTTTACATCCGTCGCCGTGATGTAATCAGTGCTTATGCTACTGAGTTTGAGCTACCCCGTAGCACTGTGAAACATGTTCTTGATACCACAATATTGTGGGATGACCCCGATGCCGCCATCTCAGTGATGGATGAGTACAGTATGATTAGGAGACTACACACGATGAGAGCAGAAATAATGGAGACTGAATAATGAGTACTGAAGTGGAGATATTTAATGCATGGTGTGATAAAGAAATCGCTAAGCATGGTAAGCAAGGTGATTTTGTAATACTAGATGCGGCATCAGTAAAAGCTGCACAACATGCCATAGAACAACAGCTAGTTGCTAAGTATGACGCTAAGTATACAAGCGACAACGGATTTATCTTAGACGTTATCTCCTAGCTGCTGGTTACAGCTACAAAGCCGAAACTGGGGTGGTGTCCCAGTCTACAGTGACTAACCGCACTGTACTGATGAGGCAGGTTCCTTAAACCTAGGAGACTACACACGATGAGCATACAAACAATTGCCCAAGAAAAATTACAGCAAGTTTTTTTTGAATTGTACAATCACCGATTCGTTTGTTTATACGATGATGAAGGTGAATTTGTGACATTGGGAGAGTTAGCAGACCAACTTGTTGAAGTGGAAACTACAGTTTTTAAAGCGGAGGTAGAAGTATGAGAGCAGAAATAATCAAGCAGACTATCATTGATCTGTGGGACATCAAGCGTCCTATTTACATCACAGGTAAACCCGGAGGTGGTAAGACCTCTGTAGTAAAGCAAGCCGCACAACAGCTAGGTGTAGATTATATACACCATCATGCACCATCTATGCTGGTCGAGGACTTCGGTGTGCCTGACATGGCGGCTGGTGATGATAACTTTACTTACAAGATGCCCCATTGGTGGCCTTCTGATCCTGAGACTGAGGCTATACTGTGCTTTGATGATCGTGGTCAGAGTGGTGGCGATATACAAAAGGTAATAGCTAACATCCAAGAGGAGCGTGAGTTACATGGTCACCCATTACCCGAAGGTGTGATGATTGTATCCACTGGTAACAGGGTTGAGGACAGGGCTGGTGCTAATCGTACACTGAGCCACCTTGCTGATCGTGAGACTGAGCTTGAGTTTGATACCATGCTGGATGACTGGACTAGATGGGCTATCACTGAGGATGTACACCCTTCGGTGATTAGTTTTGTGAGGTTCCGTCCCAACTTGTTACACGACTTTGATCCACAGAGACCTAAGAATCCTACCCCTAGATCATGGGTCAAGGGTGTTTCAGCAGTACTGGATATCGTACAGCCAGAGGCTGAGTATGATTGCTTCAAGGGTGCTGTTGGTGAAGGTGCATCGGCTGAGTTTGTTGGGTTCCGTAAGATCGAGAGGGCGTTACCTAACATCGACAATCTATTGATGCACCCTGACAAGTTCGAAGTGCCTACTGACCCAGCTACTTTGTATGCTATCAGCGGTGCTATTGCTCACAAGGCTACCACTACTAACTTTGACAGAGTGATACAAGTTGCCAACCAGATGCCACAGGAGTTTGGTGTACTGACAGTAAGCTATGCGACAAGGCGTAACCCTGAGTTGGCATCAACCCAAGCGTTTACTGCATGGGCTGTGGCTAATACCGATGTGTTATTCTAATCTGGATGAGGATACCAAGGGGCAGTTGTATTATGCCATCAAGCAACAGTTATCATATGGCGATGCTCTACCCCTTGATAGGTATTCCCGTGACAAGTTCATTGAGACAATAATAATACGTGACCCAGAACTTGTTGCAACGTGCCTAGCTAAAGTACGGCTAGGCTTACCATTTTAACAACTAAAGGAGATTGCTATGCACTTATCTGATAAGGCGTTACTGGTTCACCTTGGCGTAAGCCAGTGGACTGCTAAGAAGCTGGATAGGAAAGCCAGTGCTATTGTGTCCACTGAGAACGTGGGTAATTTCAACAAGACATTGCTACCAACGTGCAATGAGATCACGGCAATACATCAGAAGACCGGCGAGATACGTAAGTTCTTCTACCACAACACGTTGCCGTGGGGCATTGAGGGTACGTTCATACTACCTAGTGCCAACTATCTGCCATTCATGGTGGACTTCAGAAAGCTACGCAGTGACTGGCTGTCACTGGTGGATGTCCTGACAGGTGTGTATTCCGATAGGGTGGACGAAGCTGAACGTATGCTCAACATTGGGAAGCATAAACTATACAACCCCAACGACTATCCTGATGTGGATGAGATAGCCAGCAAGTTCAAGATGGACTTGAAAGTCCTACCTGTACCTACGGCTGGTGACTTCAGAGTAGAACTTGTTGCTGGTGAGTTTGAGAGTATGAAGTCTGAGCTAGAAGCTGACCTCAAGGAGGCATCAACAGCCGCTATCAAGGATGTATGGCAGAGGTTGTATGACAAGGTGTCGTGGTTACAGGGCAGACTGGCTGACCCCAAGAACACGTTCAATACATCTACCTACAAGGATGCACAGGATACCTGTGAGCTATTGACACGGCTTAACTTTACAGATGACCCTAACCTTGAGACTATGCGATTGGAGATGCAGAACAAGTTGGTGAGCTATCACCCTGATGCTCTGCGTAATGACCCAGTATTACGACAGGATACTGCTGATGAAGCCAAGGCTATCATGGATAAGATGGCTGTATTTATGGGAGGATTGTAATGACATTGGATGAGTTCAACATTCTTAAGGAAGAATATCCAAGAGCTATGTCTGTGTGGGATGACAGGATGCACGACCTTAACAAGGGTGATCTGATTGAGCATCTTGTTTCTAACATGGACACCAAGTTGCTGACTAAAATACTAGTTGGTATTGACTATGACATTAGCATTGAAGAGGAGTACGATGACGATGAGTAACGTAGCACAACAAGTTGCAGAGCCGCTGACTGATGCGGTTACTGAGAAGCTCAAGAAACGACTAGCCAAGGCTAAGACTTCCTTGATCCTAGAGCATCCATTCATTGGTACTATCGCCATGAATATGCCGTTCCAGATTACCAATGAGATACCTACTGCGGCTACCGATGGTAGTAGGGTAATGTTCAACCCTGACTTCTGTGACACCTTGACAGACGAGGGGCTTCTATTTCTTGTTGCCCATGAGTGTATGCACCCCATGCTTGAGCATAATTACAGACGGCACGAACGTACTCACAAGCGTTGGAACCATGCAGGTGACTACGTTATCAACAAGCTATTGATTGATGACAAGGTGGGTAAGATGCCTGACTGTGGCCTGTACGATGAGGATATCTATGCCGATGGGGGCGGTACTAGTGATGGTATCTACAGCATTTTACCAGAAGAAGATGAAGATGGAGATGCTGGTGGGAGCTATGAGGGTACTGGCTCTGGCATGGATGACTGTATGGATGCCAAGGGTACACAACAGGAACAGGAACAACAGGCTGGCGAGTGGAAAGTCAAGGTTGCTCAAGCGGCCCAAGCCGCCAAGATGATGGGCAAGTTATCTGCTGGCATGGAGAGGCTAGTCGATGAGGTACTCAACCCCAAGGTAGACTGGCGTGATGTACTGCAACGCTTTGTCGAGAAGGCCAAGACTGACTGGCGTACATGGTCCAGACCTAACCGCCGCTTCATAAGCCAAGGGCTATACCTTCCAAGTAGAGATGGTGAAGCTATGGGAGAACTTGTTTTTGGTGATGACTGCTCTGGTTCTATCAATGATAATGAGAAAGCACAGTTTGCCGCTGAAGTCAGGACTGTCTTTGAGGATCAGAAACCTAGCAAGTTACACACTATCCACTTTGACAGTGAAGTTAGTGGGTATGATGTGATGGAAAGGGATGATGATTTTATATTCAATCCTAGAGGGGGCGGTGGTACTGCGTTCAGCCCTATCTTTGCAGAGATCGAGAAGCGTGGCATTGAGCCTGTATGTTGTGTGATCTTGACTGATTTATACTGTAATGATTTCGGTCCTCAACCTGATTACCCTGTACTGTGGGTATCCAATGGCTCAGATGAAGCCCCTTGGGGTGAAGTGGTGATGATGTGATGTACACATATGAGATCGCAGGGATTGCGTTGGTGCTAGCGATAGTGTTTATCGTAGTGCAACAAGTTGTCATACACAAACAACGTAAGGCATTGGATAGGTTTGCCGATACCATCATGGGGTTGGCTAACAGTTCAATGAAAGTAAGCATGGACTCCAATGGGGATGTCCACGTAACACAAACTAGGAGTTAAATAATATGGCTACAGTTAGATTTAGTGGTGAACTTAGAAGTGATATCATTAACAACGCAAAGCGTTTGTTCAGTGATAGGATGGAGGAAGCACAGAAGAACCACCCTGATACTTGGGGGCAGACAGTCTATGATGTGGCGTTTAGAGACCATAAGACTGCTATGCAATCGCTACCAAAAAGTTACTTTCGTCGCAGTAATGACATAGACATAAGAGGATTTGACAGTCAGGAGGGGGTGTGGTCTGCCAACGATAACTATACTGTTAGGATGAAACTAACTAACTCTGCACCTATTCCTAATGAGATAGAAGCAGAACTACACGGGCTAATGGGTGAGTCTCGTACCTATAATGGATGGACTCTTGACCCTTCTGATACTCGATGGGATACATTCAGAGCGGAGTACAAGAAGTACTGTGATGCCATACGTAGGCTCGAAGATGAAAGATCAGCTTTCGTTAGTGGTGTTAATAAAATCATGGATACATACACTACTTTAGCCCCTGCTTTAAAAGCATGGCCTCCATTATGGGACTTAGTTCCACAAGATAAACAAGAACGACACAAACAAATTGTAGAACGTAAAGCTAAGTCTCTTTCTGTTGAGGAGATTGATCTAGCCGCAATGACTGCCGCTTCCACACTAGCCAAACTTACCAGATAGGAGAACTAAACATGGGACCAGTAAACTTAACATCTTACCAAGACTGCGTTGCTTTATTTAATACCTGCCGTTCAGAGAAAAAAGGCAAGCCTTTACCCGCTGGTTACAGGATGCACAAGCACAACGACTTGTACACTGTTAGTTGTGGTAACATAAGACTATTCGAGATAGACGAGACAGATACAGTCACGTTCACAATGTCAACCCAAGAGCTTTTAGATATAAACACTTCTTTGGTTTGTGTTCTATTCAAGATCATTCCGCTTATGCTACAGCGTAAACGTAAGGGTATATACACGCTGGCTGAATCATGTTTCAGTGTGTCTTATATGGGTAGTAATTTTACACACATCCCCAAGTACGACGCTTCCAAAACTCTTGAATACTTTAAGGGTATACAATTCAACTTGCCTACACGCACTTGCCTCAACCCAAGACCTGACTTACTTGACACTGTTATACCAGAGGTTCGCAAGCAATGGCTACGTGATGTGAAGCGGTTCAAGAAAGGACTGAAGGCAAGGGCTAAAGTAGGTGCATTGCAAGGGTACATAGAAGAAGTTGCAGAAGAACGTAAAGCAAATAACTTTGGAAATTGGCGGTACGCTCAGAACCTTCCAAAGTGGGACTCGCCTGAGATAACACAACAAGTTCTGGAGTGTCTGCGTACCGAGGAGTACCCCCCTAACTTGCTCAAGCTACTAGTCCAGACCACCGCATTAAGCTGGAACCAGACAAAGCCAACTGATAGTATGGTACTTGCCAATGTAGACACTGTGTTTAACACCCAAAGTACACACTATCGCTCAAGCTATGGTGTGTTTGGTAGACAAATAACTTGACGGTGAAGTAAAGTAATGACATACATATCAGGAATATTACGTAGTATATATTTTGCAAACTCATCTGAGCGTGAGAAACGTAGAGAACATCACGGACGTAACGAGGAGCGTAATATGTACGGAGAACTTGTTGTGTTAGGTAAGCGCAATAACTGTAACAGGTATTATGATGAAGACTTATTAGATATAGAAGATGAGGTAACAGATTAGGAGGGGAATATGCTTTCTTCATTAGCTTGTATGGCGGTAGCCATATACTTCGAGGCAAGAGCCGAGCCGTTAGCTGGACAACTTGCTGTAGCCAACGTAGTTATGAATAGGGTTTGGGATGAACGGTATCCCGATGATGTGTGCGAAGTTATAACACAAGGGAGACTTGGTAGTAAGCCTACGGATATAGTTTACAGAGATCAATGCCAGTTTTCTTTTTACTGTGATGGCAAATCAGATGACCCTGAAAACGAGGAAGCGTTTAGCTTTGCAGTTGATATTGCAAGCCATGTACTTGCAGGGGTGTGGCTAGACCAAACAGATGGTGCAACTCATTACCATGCAACAAGTGTACACCCTGACTGGGCAATGGTTAAGACCAGAGTAGTGCAAATAGAGAACCATATTTTTTATAGGTGGGACTGATGCCAAGAAGAACGAAAGAAGATAACTCTGGCTGGCCTAAGCATATCAAGGACGTTAAAGAACGTGAGAAAAGCATCGCTAAAAAAATGAAAGGCCAACAGTTTGAAGATGTTGTGTTAAAGAGTGACAACAAAGCTATCAACTGGAACACCATACAAAAATTTAAAAGGACTTCGTTATGATAAGAAAAATACTGCTACGCATTAGCCACTATGCCGCTAAGTTGGACAGCTACTTGTGGGGTGTACTGCATGGGCGAAGGTAATGACAGTCATTGTATGGGATGGTGCTACCTTAGCTACTGACGTTGCCGCTACTGATGGTGCTGCTCAATGGGAGACAGACAAAGCATGGCAACTTGACGATGTTATAATGTCAGGGGCTGGCCCACTACAAACTATACTTCAGATGCGACAATGGTACGTAGAAGGTGCGCTCCACAACAAGTTTCCAGACGCACAGCTTGGGCCTTACGCATGTCATTTCGTAGTCGTAAACAAGCATGGCCTACAAAGATGGGAGCAAGGGCCAATACCTATTGAACACGGACGCACACCTTGTGCCTTCGGTGAAGGTAGAGACTTCGCCTATGGCGCGTTAGCTATGGGTGCAACAGCAGAACAAGCTGTAGAAGCAGCGAACAAACACTCAGTCCACTGTGGGTTGGGTGTTAAACTATACACACTAGGAGATAATTATGTCAGAGAAGAGAGTACGTATACCATCTAGGAAAGAAGCCGCAGAAGGACAAGCTGTTAAGTTTGACCAAGATAAAATACCGTACGAACTGCTAGCCCCTGAGTTCCTTGAGGGTACAGCTACCATACTTAAGTTCGGCGCAGAGAAATATGGCGCACGTAATTGGGAGGAGGGCATGCACTGGTCACGCCCCTTCGGTGCATTGATGCGTCATATGTGGGCTTGGTGGCGTGGTGAGAAGTTTGACGCTGAGAGTTCCCGACCCCACCTATGGCATGCCGCATGCTGTATCATGTTCCTGATCGCCTATGAAGGACGCAACATTGGGGAGGATGATCGTGCCGGATAGCATGAGCGCAAGGATGAAGAACGCTATGGCTCTGGCTGATAAGTGCTGGGGTAAAGCGAAAGCGACAGAGCCTAGGTTCGTCGCGGGGTACCTCCTTGTTGTAGAACAACTTCTGCTATCCAAGCCCGTGGTTAACGGTGATGAGTTCCGTAAAGCATGTGAAGATCAGGGGCTACGCCGCCCCTCTAGTCTGCACCCTAATGTCTGGGTGTCTGGCCCCAATGCGGTGTCCCGCATAGGCTGGATGACCAAGATAGGCAAGACGATCCCTAAAGAAACGCACAATCATATGCCGCTGGTAACGCAATGGCGCAGCAACTTATACAAACAGGAGCAACCAAAGCCGATGGATATAGTAACGCTAGACTTTGAGACCTATTACTCTAAGGACTATGGCCTTGGTAAGATGACCACTGAAGAGTACGTCAGGCATGATAAGTTTGAGGTGATTGGTGTGTCAATCAAGGTTAATGATGGCCCTACTGATTGGTTCAGCGGTACAATGGAGGGTACACGTACGTTCCTCAACTCGTTGGACTACAGCAACAAGGCTATTCTCTGCCACAACACAGCGTTTGATGGGCTTATCCTATCAGAACACTTCGGTATCAAGCCCAAGTTCTGGTTCGATACCATGTCGATGGCTAAGCCTACGCACAGTGTCACAGTAGGTGGGAGCTTAAAGAACTTAGTGCTTGACTTTGGCCTAGGTGAGAAAGGGACTGAGGTTGTTGATGCACTAGGTAAGAGGCGCAAGGACTTCACGCCCACTGATCTAACCCAGTATGGTGACTACTGTATTAACGATACGGAACTAACGTACAAGTTGTTCAAGGAACTAAGGAAAGGTTTTCCTGTCAGCGAACTCATGGTCATTGACCAGACCATACGTATGTATACCGAGTCTGTGATTGAGTTAGATCGGTTCAAGTTAGAAGCCCACCTCAAGGCGGAGCAAGATCGTAAGCTAACACTCCTCAACAAGTTGGGGGGTGGTGACCCAGAGGCTGCAAAGAAAGCACTTAACAGTAATATACAGTTCGCTGCACTGCTAGCTGCCCTAGGTGCTGACGTACCTATGAAGACCAGTCTTACTACTGGCAAAGAAACATTTGCATTTGCTAAGACCGACCAAGGGATGAAGGACTTACTTAATCATAGCAGCCCCTCGATTAGGGCTGTTGTAGACGTTAGACTTGGCACCAAGTCTACCATAGAGGAGACAAGGACGCAACGATTAATCGAGGTATCTAAGCGTGGGCCTCTGCCTATCATGCTTAAGTACTACGGCGCACACACTGGGCGGTTCAGCGGAGGCGACAAACTAAACCTACAGAACCTGCCTGCTCGCGGGAACAACGTCATACGTACTGCAATATGTTCTCCTGAAGGACATAAGCTAATCGCTTGCGACTCAAGCCAGATAGAGGCACGTATGCTGGCACATGTTGCAGGACAGCATGATCTAGTCGAGGCGTTCAACCGTGGTGAAGATGTGTACAAACAATTCGCTGCCCGTGTGTACAACATAGCCGAGTCGGAGATTACTAAAGAGCAACGGTTCGTTGGTAAGACTTGTATACTAGGGTTAGGCTATGGCATGGGCCATGTAAAATTCCGTGACACTATCAAGTTACAGACCAACAATGACATAGGTGAGGAAGAAGCTAAGCGTATAGTTTACCTATACCGAGACACATACCCCATGATTAAAGCATTGTGGACGCGGTGCGACACACTGTTAAAGGATATGGTTAGCGGTCAGTCTGGTGTGGTTGGTAACTTTATAGGCTATAGCCCTGACGGAATAGTTCTCCCTAATACAATGGTGCTACGCTATACTGCGCTACGTGCAAGAGATAATAGGTTTGAATATATAGCTGACGCACGTACGTTCCGTAAGTTTATAAGCAAAGAACATAGTGATATAGCGTGGACTAATATATATGGTGGTAAAGTTACTGAGAATATTATCCAAGCACTGGCACGTATTGTTATTACAGATCAGATGACTGCTGTCGGCCAGCACTACCATGTTGTCTTCCAAGTGCATGATGAGATCATAGTCAACGTGTCGTCCGGTGAAGCACAAACAGCACAACAAGTTGTAGAGAAGATAATGAGTACCCCACCAGCGTGGGCAACAACACTACCAGTGGCTTGCGAGTCTGCCATTGGTGATAACTACGGAGAATGTAAGTGACTAAGCCCCTAGCGCACAGCTACTCAGCCCTTAAGCAGTATGACAACTGCCCCCGCCAGTACCATATGCAGCGTATCACCAAGGAGGTGAAGGCTTCCTTCGGTGAGGCCAGCATCTATGGTAACCGTATACATGAACAGCTTGAGCTACGCCTTAAGGAAGGCACACCCTTGCCGGAAGAGAGTGCGAAGTATGAGGCACTGGCCGTTGCGTTTGCGTCACTCCCCGGACAACTTGTTGCAGAGCAAGAGTTCACCCTTAACAAAGAGCTCAAGGCAACAGGCTGGTGGGATGCTGATGCATGGCTCCGCGCTAAGCTGGACATCCTAGTTATCAATGGCACTGAGGCAGTGGTCGGTGACTGGAAAACAGGTAAGCATAGGCCCGACTTCTTCCAGATGGAACTGTTCGCCATCCTTGTGTTCAAGTTATACCCAGCCGTACAGCGTGTGAAGTCCTCGCTTATATGGCTTAAGGATATGAAGATAGACACTGAGACTTACACAAGGGAGGATACTCCTAAGCTATGGGAGAAGTTCATGGGTAAGGTTACTCGTATTGAACAGTCTCTTGCTAAAGATCAGTGGCCCCCTAAGCCCAGTGGCCTATGCCCGTGGTGTCCAGCAAAAGATTTATGTGAGTTCGGATGATGTGGATTTTATTTGAGCTATTCGAGCTACGCATTATACCAGAGCAGGGGGAGTACGGATTTACCCTATGCCAATTCATAACTAAGCTTGAGACATACACACTCCTGTCCATCATGTTTGACAATGGAGACTGGTATGTAGATGGTGGGTTCTTTTTACGCTGGTCTAGTCATCTAGGGTGGAGACCCCCCTTTTAAATAAAACTTGACACTGATGTAAGGTAAGACTATAACTATGGGTATCACACCAGAAGGTAAGGTTAAGAAGAAGTTAGAGAAAATGCTGAAGAGTAAGCGGGGAGTGTGGTCTTTCCCTCCCCAAGCTGGACCCTTCGGATCGGCTGGTATCCCTGACAGAATAGCCTGTGTAAATGGGCATCTGTTAGGGATCGAAGCTAAGGCTGACTATAGTAAAAAGCCCACTCCCCTACAGAAGAAGTGTATGGGTGACATAGAACGTGCGGGTGGTAAATGCTTTGTTGTATACGATGACGCCACTATTAAGAAAGTAGAGGACTGGATAGATGCTTGTAGTTGAGGAAGCCAAGGCAATAGCTTTGAAACTTAACAACCCACAACGTGTTCTGGAGTGCATACCAACAGCGCACATCATGCCTAAGTATGATAACTTAGTGGTGCTACCCCATAAGCCAGAGGAAGTACGGGTTCTCCGTAACCTAGGTATCAAAGCCCCAGCCCCCATCATGCACTACTATGATTGGGTAGGAGACTTTACACCCTATGCACACCAGAAAAGCACCGCCGCCTTCCTTACCATGAACAAGAAAGCACTGGTACTTAATGAGATCGGCACTGGCAAAACCCAGTCTGCTTTATGGGCTGCGGATTACATGATGAACATGGGTGTCATTAACAAAGTACTTATTATATCTCCACTATCCACACTAGAACGTGTATGGGGTGACGCAATCTTTAAGGGTATGTTGCATAGGCGACACGTTGTCTTACATGGCACAGCTAAAAGGCGTAGGAAACTACTGGCTACAGACGTTGACTTCTATATCGTTAACCATGATGGCTTCTCTATTATCTCTGATGAAGCGATAGGTATGTTTGACTTAGTTATCATTGACGAGGCGGCTGTCTATCGCACACCTAACACAACACGTTTCAGACTATTTAGTAAGTGGATGACCTCTAACCCTGACGTTAGGTTATGGCTTATGACTGGCACACCTACACCTAACAACCCTACTGACGCATGGTCTCTTGCTAAGTTAGTTGATAGTCCTTATGCACCACGTACATATGGTGGCTTCCGAGATCAAGTGATGGAGAAGTTCGGGCGGTGGTCATACCAACCAAAGGCTGGCGCACTTGACACAGTGAAACATGTTCTACAACCAGCGGTTAGGTACACCCGTGATGAGTGTTTTGACTTACCCCCTACTGTGTTTCAAACGCGAGAGGTTAAGCTAACAGCAGAACAGCAGATGCACTATGACAGGATGATGAAAGCGTTTATCACTGATGTTGTTGGTGGGGAACAGATCACCGCAGTTAACGAGGCTGTAAAGTTGCAGAAGTTAGTTCAGATAGCTTGCGGCGTGGCCTATAATGACGCTGGTGAGAACGTTGAGCTTGACTGTAAGCCTAGGGTTCGTGCGGTGTTGGACACCATAGAAGAAGTTGGAGGTAAAGTTATTGTATTTGTCCCCTTGACAGGAACTTTACATATGTTAGAAAAGGAACTATCGAAACATTACACAGTCGGTGTGGTCAACGGGGCAGTTAGTAGTAAGAAACGTAACGTTATCTTCCAGAACTTTCAAGAGCGTGTTGACCCTAAGATTATCCTAGCCCACCCTGCCACTATGGCACACGGGCTTACATTAACAGCGGCCTCATCCATCATTTGGTATGGCCCGATAACAAGTAACGAACAGTATGTACAAGCCAACGGACGTATAGAGAGAATTGGTAAGCGACATACTTCTAACGTGGTCCATATAGAAGCCACGAAACTAGAGCGTAAAATGTATAAACGCCTTGAGAATAAGCAACGGCTACAAGGGCTGTTGCTAGACCTGATACAACAAGAACAAGAGGAGTAAAATATGTCAGAAGAATTAACTGTCGATGCTGTCATTGATACGTACATTAAGTTGAGGGCGCAGAAAGAAGTGGTCGAGGCTGACGTTAAGGATCGGCTAGCTGGCATCAAAGAGAAGATGCTTAAGCTAGAGGCTTGGATACAGGCTAAGTCTGAGGAGACAGGTGTTAAGTCTTTCAAGACTGATGCAGGTACAGCGTTTATGTCCACCAGTGACTTCGCTAGCGTTGGAGACTGGGATGTAGTGCTTGACTTCATCAAGACCAACGATGCCTACGACATGCTGAACAAGGCTGTCAATAAGAAGGCAGTGCGTGAGTACCTAGATATTAACGGGGCGGTCCCCAGTGGTGTAAATTTTGGCACTAAGATCAGTGTCAACGTACGCCGCCCAGCCAAGACGGCTTAGGGATATGGAGCCTGTTATGAAAGTGTTTGCTATAGAGAATGGTTTTCTGTTGCAACACTGCCAAGCCGAAGGCGTTGTGTTAACTACAACATACGCTAAAGATGCCGTGGGTATTGCTGAAGAGATCATAGCACAGCAGGCCCGTATAAAGCTGGATATCCCAGCACAACAAGAGATGTTCACCCCGGCTCAGATGGGCCACAAACTTAAGGAAACTAATGATGAGTAATAATATTGTACCGTTCGACACCCCACTACCCGCACACCTGTCATCCCGTACGTCTGTGTTATCAGACCACATTGCTGGTGGACTAGGCGGTGGCCCTAGCTTCCCTCGTATCTCCATCAAAGGATCACGGTTCCGTATCGTAGATGGCGGCGCAGAGACTGTGCTTCCTGACGTACAACTTGCTGTGTCCATCGTCTGGTCTAACTCTAATCTGTCTAAGTCTTTCTACGCTGAAGCATGGAACCCTGATGCAGAAGCCTCCGCACCTGACTGTGCTAGCCTAGGCGGTGTCCGTCCCGATGCGGATAGTAAGCAACCACAGAACGACCTATGTTCATCCTGTCCCCAGAACGCATGGGGTAGTAAGAAGACTCCTCAAGGCGTGGACATCAAGGCATGTGCTGATAAAAAGAGATTGGCTATTGTAGCTGTAGATGATCCAGAGGGTCCGATGTATCTACTAGAAGTAACGGCGGGTGCGCTGAAAGGTCTTAACGCATACCACCGTAAGCTGCGGATGCATGGTATTATTCCCGACATCGCTAAGACTATCATCTCCTTCGACACGGAAGCATCCTACCCTAAGTTAAAGTTTGACTACGGCGGGGTACTAGATGACGCCACTCAGGCTATAGTAGATACGCTACTTGGTAGCCCATTGGCTAAAGAGATTACAGGTGAGGACGCTCCTTCGATTGCCATCGCAACTACCCCTGTGCCTTCTGTTGCAGCACCGGTAGCTGTACCGACGCCTGTAGTAGAACCTGTTGCACAGCCTGCACCTACCGATGACGCACCTGCACCTGTAGCAACATTTGGTAAGCCTGCTGCACCTGCACCTGCACCTGCACCTGCACCTGCACCTGCACCTGCACCTGCACCTGCACCTGCACCTGCTGCTGTGGAACCTGTTGCTGTTGCAGAAGAGCCTGTTGCTGCACCTGTCGCTGACGCTGGCACTGCTGGCCTTGCCGATGAGATCACTGCACTGATGGCCCAAGTGGAGGCAGATGATGCCTAATACAGAGGAAGCAAAGCCCATTGACTTCAGTGGTGTTGAGGCTCTTCGGAAACATATGCTACTAAATGCATCTCAGATGTCTAAATTTCTTGGGGTGTCTCGGGTGACATATGGAGGCTGGATTAAAGGTAAGCCTATCCGTAAGGGAAACAATCTCATGGTACGCGCAGCACTTAAGAAACTGTTCGTACTGGTAGCCGATGATGCCAACCCGTGGCCTGCGCCAGAGGTAATTGCTATGGCTCCAGCGCAACGTTTCAATACGTTACTTGAGTTAACAAAAGAAGAAGAGTAACATCTGTTTTCGAGGGGGGCTTCGGCCTCCCTCAAAACATGTATAGGGAAATATGTCAATGGATACGCTAGGATTTCTTAAGCGTGTCCTCCCCGCCGAAGGATTCTACTGTGCGACTGTAATAAATGATAACTCTGCCCCACAGCAAGCGTTCTTTGGTTCCGTGGAGGAACTCGCAACTAACTGCCGCCGCTATGACCAAGCTGGCAACAACACATATTATGCAACATCAACATTCAACACCCGCTTTAATCGAACACAAGTAAACTCTAAGCTAGTCAAGACTTTGTTTATTGATATTGATTGTGGCCCTGATAAGGTAGATCAAATCGATAAGAATGGCGATCCGATACCAGACAAGGGTTACCTTAGCCAAGCTCTAGGTCTACAAGCTCTACTAGATTTTATCAACGTCACTAAGCTACCGTGGCCTATGATCGTATCATCTGGGCGGGGGCTTCATGTGTACTGGGTGTTGAGTGAAGCTCTACCTAAGAACGAGTGGCAACCTTTAGCCAATGCGTTAAAGGCTACGTTTAAAGTGAATAAGTTTCTGTTTGACCCTGCGGTTACAGCAGACAGCGCAAGGGTGTTGCGCCCTATCGGCACTCACAATCCCAAGAATGGTAAGGAAGTTAAACTCCTACGGGATGCCCCGGACTACGACAAGCAGACACTCCAGAACATCTTGGGGAGTGCAACCCCTACGCTAGTGACAGATTCGGGCATAAACGTACCGAGTATGGTGCTGCCCACCTCCGCACTGAGCGCAGCATTAGAGATCAAGCAAGATTTTGAGCCGTCAAACCCCGACACTATATATAACAGTTGCCAGCAAGTACGATGGGCAGTGGACAACCAAGACAAAGTACCAGAGCCTATGTGGTATAGCCTGATCGGGATCGCCGCGCACTGCCAGAACCCCGAGGACACAGCTAAAAACTGGAGTATGGACCACCCCGACTACACTGAGACCGATACACTTAACAAGCTACGCCAGTGGCAAGCGCGTACAACAGGCCCAACCACCTGCAACAAGTTTGAGGATGACAAACCAAAGGGCTGTGACAAATGTCCATTGAAGGGAAACATTACCTCCCCGGCTATGTGCGGTAGGGTGTACAAAGAAACTAAGATGGCGGCAGATGCCCCTGATGATATCGCCCACAAGATCAGTCCCCCTAAACCGTTCAAGGTATCTGGTGATATTATAGTACAATCAATAGACGGCACAGAGGTGGAGATTTCTCCTTTCCTTATATACCCGGTAGGCTATGGTCGTGACGATAGCTTAGGGTATGAGACTGTACGATTTAAATGGAAGAGGCCACATGAAGGGTGGCAAGACTTAGTATTTAGGCAAGCACATCTCAACTCTAAGAGCCGAGAGTTCCCCACTGTTATTGCAGATCAGGGGATAGTTCTTAAGACTGAGAAGCAGACACAAGGATTCCAATACATGTTACGCGGATACATGGACGAACTACGCAAGACACAATCAATGTCTAACATCCACGGGGTCATGGGGTGGAAAGATAACTTCAGCCAATTTGTTATTGGTGAACGTCTGTATAAACGGGGTGATGATGGTGCCGTAACCGTAGAAGATATATCTCTATCCTCCGCTGCTTCTAATATGGGTAGCAAGATGTACAGCATGGCTGGCTCTGCGGATACATGGACGAACGCCACCAACGTGTTGCAGACAGCCAACCTACCGCACCATATCTTTGCACTTAATAACTCTTTAGCTGCGCCACTGTGGGCATTCACTGGTCTCAAGGGTGTGACCGTCTCACTGTTCGGACCTTCGGGTAGCGGTAAATCTATTGCTCAGTTGTTTATGCAGAGCGTATGGGGTAACCCAGACAAGCTACACTTTGCAGCTAAGTTCACGCACAATGCGTTGTTCAATAGGCTGGGTACATATTGTAATTTGCCTATGACTATAGACGAGGCTACCATGATGGAGGACGTTGGCTCCTTCTGTTATTGGGTTACACAAGGCAGGGATAAGGCACGGCTTACACGCACTGCTAGTGAGCGGGATGCTAAAGAGTGGGCAACAAGTGTCACGGTATCCACCAACATATCTTTTGCTTCCAAGATGGCGGCATCAGGTATAGAAACTAGCGCACAGATGGCACGACTACTAGAGATAGAGATGCCAACCCATAAACTATTTAGAGGAACTAGTGACGCAGGCCGCAAGTTCTCCGAGTTCCTATCAGATAACCACGGGGTCATTGGCGACCTGTTGATGAAAGAGTACCTTCGTCTAGGTAAGACTGAGTTGAAGAGGCGTATTGCTGAGGCTACCCTTAAGTTCGCAGACCTATATGGATTTAGGTTTGCCGGTGTTGAGCGCTTCTGGGAGGCGGCACTCGTACTACAACATGTTGCCTGCACGATAGCCACAGAGATTGGGGTTATATCCTATGACTTTACTATTGGTATCCGGTTAGTTGTTGACCAGATTGAGGGGCTTCGCACAAAGGCAGACGAGAGTCGTATTACTGGGTTTGATATTATTAAAGAGTACCTAAACGAGACCGCCGCTGACATCCTAACCGTCATGCACACAACCAGTGGTAACGTCCCTGCAACCCACGACATTAATCGTGAGCCACGGGGTGAGATCAAAGCACGATTTGATGTGTACCGTAGTGGACCAATGGATAAGTTCGACAGGGGTACAGTGATGCTAGTGCGTAAGAAGTTTAAAGAGTACGTGGCTAGCCGTGGGTATGACTACAACGCGTTGTGCCGTGAAGTTGGTGAAGTAGGCGCAGATGCTACGCCGCATACAAAGAAGGTGTCCATAAGTAAGGATACTAATCTTAAGGCAGGGCAGCACTACGTGCTAGGTATCAACCTCAACAACATGGAGATGGTAGGCTTCCTTGACATTGCACAACAAGGTGCAGAGAATATGACGTTGGGCCAGCTAGGAGTAATTACTTAGCGTTGGTTAACGCGGTCAAGGTTGTCAGGAAGATTGCCTTTTGTATCTAACCCATACGCAAGCATTAGGTCTTTCTGCATAGCCCGCACTGACTTAGGTGCTGACTTTAATAAGCGACCTGTTGCAGTACGTTCGGCTTCTTTAGTGGAACGGTTTGCAGAATCTGTGAAGTTACGAATATAGAATGGTGACTCCTTACCAGCATCTCGGTTCCACTCTCTAACTTCTTGTCTAACAAGACGGCGCTCTTTTGCTGTGTCAGATTTGCGGTATCGTGCAACAAAACCTTCTTTGATAACCCTACTGTAATCTCTAGCACGTTGGGTCATACGGTTAATATCGTACTGGGTAGTAGCTGCAGATGGGTAGAACCCTAACATACGAGTTACCATATCAAACGGACCAAAATCTTTAGCTACCACCTGCCCACGTTTATTAGTAATAGTACCATCAGACATAAATATAAAGCTCTCGGCTATAGCCTTAAGACCAGATGAACCTAAACCTGTACGAGCTATATCTTCAAAGCTGGTTACATCAGGCTTTAGGCCAACAGTCTCAGCGGCATAGTTTGTTATTAACGCAGTACCACCTACTATACCCTGCATGGCTGATACTATAGGACCAGCAATATCTGCAAGTTCCCTACCAGTATCAGAGCCAGCAAGGAAAAAAGTAGTACCCGGCAACAAGTTACCGTGGCCTAGACGGTTAGATACTGTTGCGCCTAGCAAGTAATCTCCAAGACCACGCATTAAAATACGAGACGAACCGGGGATCATAGCCTCCGATATTTCTGAAACATAAGCCTCAACCCCTTTAGATTTGATTCCAAACTTCTGCATTAATGTGTCCACCAAATCCATAAAGTCTTCAGCAAATGGTATACCTTTTACACCACTCATCAAAACAAGAAGCCCAAGCATAATCAGACGTTCCCTAGTACCAAGGTTACGCATCAGTTGAACTGTAATAACCACAAACTGCTTATACATATATAGGTACTGAGCAACATTACCACGGGCAAGGTGAGGGCGGTTGTACTGTGCGTAGTTACCTTGGGATGCGTTAACCGCAGTAATTGATCGAGCGTATACGTGCTTTGCCGCATCTGTTTTACCTGTAGCAAAGTCACTTTCCTTTGCCCCAGCTTTTAGCTGTCGTTCTTTTTCCAGACGATAGGAAGCTAGTGCCGTAACGCGTCGGTTATACTGTTCAGTCTTAGAGAATAACTTCATCCATGTTTCAGTCATTCTTGCTAGTTGATTGGATTGTTTACCTGTACGTGACGTACCAACCAGAGCGTTAAACATATTAGGTGTTAGCACACCCTTTTCTGTTAGCGACTGTAGGAACTGTAGCTCATCCCTTGTCATATTGTAGACACGCTCACCTTCTTTCCACACTTTAGGATTTTCTTTAGTGCCGTTAAGTAACACATCAAGTTTGGCCGCAGTACCAGTTACGTCGTCCATCTTGAGAACAGCTTTGATAAGAGACATATCACTGCCTGCTCTGTAGATAGCTGCCGCTGCTGCACTGGGACCAAAGCCACCACCATATCCGGTCTTGTTGTTTATTGTAGATAGGTATGGTATGGCGTGACTACCTAACGAAGTTAAGTTAATAAGGGCTGGAGCTATTGCGCCACCTAATTGCATAGCAGCAGTGACTGTGGCAAATTTACCAAACATCTTACCAAATTTTTCTTCACCAGTAGCTTCAGCAATGTTAGCCGTGTTGTTGTAAAACTCTACTAATTTATTAGCGTCCTCTTTATATTGTCCTGATTTACCTTTTCCATCTACTTTACTTTCGCTAAGGTCTCTATTTAAAATAGTTATATTCCGTTTATCAGAAGACTCTATGTATGAATGTTGGTATGATGTCATATCCATAAAGGCAAGGTCTGACTTTGCTTCGTTATAACCTTTACGGCTTTTATCAGCCGCGTCTCTGTAAGCATTTTGCCTTCGCTCAAGCTCTCTTAGATTACCATCCCATAGATTAAGTTCCGCAGTTTTATCTGCAACAACACGAGAAACTTGGTGCTTGAACCGGTTTTTACCTGCTATGTGTGTTTGTGTCTCAAGATGTTCTGCTATACCACGCATCATATCCTGTTCCCAACCGGGGGTTTGGCTAAACTCCATCCGTTTACGTGCAACAGAATGTTGGTTGGTCATCATTTTTATTAGGTTATCGCGGTCTTTTTGTTTTAAAGAAATACCAGCGCGTAATAATGTGTTGGCTACATCATCATAGTTTACGCCATTAGCAAGAGTAGAAGTTGAACTGGCAGTGCTACTTTCAGCACGGAATACAATATTATTTACGGTGTCCGGATTAAGAGTACCGTCTTCATTTGCTTTTTGTTTACCACCGTCTACCCTTATTGTAGTTTCGCTTGCATCATAAGTATTAAACTCTTCATTTAACGCATCACGTATTTGATTAGCTTCTTGTTTGCTCTCAGTACGCGTGTAATACAGCATTGACTTAACGCTTTCGTCAAGGTCAACAGGTACCTCTTTACCGCCTACTATTCTATAAGCCTGAACACGAACTTGAAATTTTCCCTTGCGAACAAATGGTACATACGAAGTAAGCATTTCGTTTATAGCTTTGTACTCAGCGTTAATTAATTGTGAGTTTGAAATTTCTAAATCTTGAATTGTTCTGCGAGCATCCAGTTCTCTTCGCTCACTTAATTGAGCTTTGTTAAGAACTTTTAGTTTTTCTACTAATTCAGAAAAATCTTGTGGAAAATCTTTATCTTTACGGAACGCTTCAAGACCAGCGTCGTTAGGGTCAGAAGACCCGTTGATCCAGTCATTTAATTTACGGTCTCCGTTCTTACTATCCATAACGCGCATAGCTTGGTATATAAATACTCTAGCTGCCTCAACAGACTCAGGATTCCACTCAAACTTGTTGCCTTTTATTACAGGCTTAGCCTGATACAATTTACTGTGGGTGGCAGATAGCTCATGCAGTATACGACCTTGCTCTGGAGTTAATTTATTTATTCTTACAATGTCGTCTATCTCTATTTTCTGAGAGCCAAGCATACCTATAACTTTATCTTCGTAAACCATTATAGAAGCTTCGTTTATAGCATTACGTTGCTCAGTGTATAATCTCCATACCCGGTCATTAATCTTAAAATCAGGCTTATATATTCTGGGGTCTCCTTTAATTATATTACCTGCATCATCTTTCTTTAGGGTTCTAAGACCAGCTTCAAACTGTTTACGGGTAACGCTACCGGCATCTATAACTTTTTTAATAACCTCTTCATTGCGGGTTACTGCACCTTCTGGGCTAATATTTAACAGGCTACCTTGTTCCCGTATAAGTGCCTCAGAGCTTTCTTCATAGCGAAATAAACGTGCCTCCTGTAGCAACTTGTTAGCTTGGTCACGCTCAAATTTTTGAGGGGGTGGCCCATTCTGCCAATCATTCTCGTTTTCTTTTGTAACCTTTTTTCTAGTACCAGTAAGGATACGTGATACAGGATCGTAACGATGAGAAAAGTTAGTCTTATCATTTAGAATAGTTTGTAGCCGTTTGACATGCTCAGACTGGTTTTCAAAAATTTTATATAGTTCTTGCAGACCACGGTTGCGAGTAGCTTTCTGGTCTAATGTTTGTAGTATTTCTGCGAACCGTCCAAAATTGGTAGCGAAGTTGCTGGTAGTTGCAGAAAGTTTTCTAATGTTTGTTTCGATACCTTCAGCAGATGTCATATCTCCTGCAATATCTGTTAGGGTAGACCATAGCCCTTCACTACTAACCTGACCGGATAAAATTTTATGGGAGAACGCTGAGCTAGCTAGGTTGTCTGATGAACGTCCCTCAACGTAACGGTCCTGTATGTCCATTAGGTCAGAGTATATACCGTTTGCAGAGACATCACCTGTTGTTCCATTGCGTAGCATACGCCGAGACTGGTTAACATAATAGCGGGCCATATCGTCAGAGAACTTAACTCCAAGTTTATTAAGGAACGTCTTAATAGCGTTCCACACTCTCATAATAGTTTGAGATTCAACGACCCCTGCAAGATCAGCCACAGCTTCTTCTACAGCTTCAGTCTTATTCATATTATATACTGACATACGACGGATAGCTTCTGCACGAATACGAGGATCAGTATCGTATATACCATCCATCAACGTTTTTAGTTTAGCCTTTGGCATAATAGATGCTAGACCAAAGTGCCCAATAATTTCATGGCCTAGAACAAATGCAAGGTGCTGTTTATTCTTAATGTTATTACGGAAGATAACTACAGTGTTGCCAAAAGAATGACCTGCTGTATTCTCGTTAATAATATTTTTATTGTCAGGACGAGAAGCTACGGCCTCTCTATATTGCTTTGCATATTTTTTCTTGAACTCTGCAAGATCAGCAACATTCATAACAAGCGGGGACACTTTTTTGTTTAGCCCTTTAACCACTTTTCTTATATAAGCCCGTTGAGAGTTAGTAGGCATAGGCTGAGTAATAGGTCTTCCTGTTTCTATATTAGAGTTACGACCTTCAACAGGACGAGTGTCAGCTATATCTAGCTTTGCCTGTGTAGACTGCTCAGCAGAAGTTGGACGCTTTAGCTTACCATTCTCAATAGTAGCTGTATTATTAGGGAACCAATCACTAAGTGGCGCACCTTCAACTACAAAGCTAAGGTCTGCACCGTCTGCAATTAAACTGGAAACTCTATTAATAAAAGCATTTACTATATTAGGACTGCCTTGTTGCGCCCTAGTGTTAGTAACCATCGCAGCTAGCTCACTAGTAGTTTCTGCAACTACACCACTTCTTTTACTTAACTCTTTTACTTCAGCAACAATGTCTTCAATAGTAGCATCAGGCCCAAGTTTACTATCTGTTATATTGTTAATACGGTCACTAGGTTTAGTGGGGGTACCATCCAGTACGAGCAAAGTATCTAGGAACCAACCCATATCTAAGGCAATGCGCACCCAGTCTCGTTCTACCCCTGCAACCCCGTCTTTTGTAGTAGTAAATGTTTTCCCTAACGTACTGCCGGAAACAAGATATTCTCCAGCTAAATCTAAGAAAACTTCTCTCGAGATAGCAAGATGGTCTGGTGAATCCCATAATATACCTAAGCCTTCAGGCTCGTTAATCAAAGCAGCCATCTCGTTCCACCATACTTTTTTATTACCAGTAGGTGGGTCAAACAATACATCCTTCATTAGGATGCGGGCGCCTTTTTCAAAATCAAATTCTTCTGTGCGGCCAGCGGCTGTTGCCATAAGCTCTTTAGCTAACTCTAACCGCTCTGCGCCTCCCAATGTGTCAGGGTCTTGGTTAAGATTTATCGTGGGCTGAGATGATTCTGGCTGCGTTTCCGTAGGTATTAAACGTATTTGGCGTTGTGTTGGGTCCGTCAAACTAAGTCTAAACTCTGCTCCGCCGGGAGCTATTGCTCCTTCAGGAAAATTCTGCCACTCATCAGTAGCCTCAAAAATTATATCAGCGGGTTGTTGTT